TGCTAATGCTAATCTAGGTATAATATTTCACACAACATATTCAGGTAAATCATTTTCATCACTTGCAGCTAGATTCGGTGCGAATGTATCTCGTCTAAAAAAAGTTAGATCAGTATTCTTTGATGACGCCGTTTATAAAGACGCCTCTGGTGCTAAGTTTGATTCTGGTGAACAGTCTAAGTTTGATGGCATACTAAGAATGGCTGAAGGCTCAGTAGGTAAAGGTTCAATCTTTATGGATAAGATTGCTAAAGATACTAGTATATTATCTATCGGTGTGCAGTTGAAGGCATACTTTAATTCATACATAAGAAAAGGTACATCACTAGCAAATACAAAAAAACTTGCTGGTCAGTTTGCACCCTTTTATAGAGATAGATTACAAGTAGAAATAGATAAAGTTAAAAGAGAAGATTCGAAAAGAAAATATATTGCAATACAAGAAGCAGGTTTAAGATTTATAAAAGGCAATAGTGAAGGATTATACTTTGCAGTTGCCACATATCTATCCTTACAAAGTGCAAAGTTATTACTTTTAAATAAATTAAGAAGTGTACAAAGTATAGGAACATTTCTTAAAACACCATCAGGTTTTAAGGTAACTAATCCAGAAGGTTATGTTGCAATCAAAAGTGGCGGTGCTGTTAAATTAGTTGATCGTATGGAGTTTAGTAGAGCAAACTTTACTCTTGCGAAAGACTGGGTGAAAGGGTGATACTAGTGCCAAAAACACTAAAACAGTTTTTAGAGGAGATGAGTAATGTAACCGTTGTTATGATAGGCGGCCCTGGGTCAGGTAAGTCAACATACTCAAAATATCTTACAGGTCATTTTGATATACCTCATGTTTATACAGGTGATATGATGAGAGACTTACAGAAAAAAGATCCTGAAGTTGCAAAGATTATGGACAGAGGTGATTTAGTTCCTATCAAAAAAGTTATGTCGGCACTAAGAAGTCGATTAGCAAAAGACGATACTAAGAACGGATATATATTAGACGGGTTCCCTAGAAATATGGAACAGTTAAACGCTATGAGAGAAGAAGAGATTGGTTATAACTATGTTGTATATCTAAATGTATCTGAAAAAGAAGTTATCAAAAGACTAACTTCTCGTGGCAGAAAAGATGATAAACCAGAGATTATAAAGAATAGATTAAAAGTATATGAAAAAGAAACAGGTCCAGTTGTGAACGAATTTAGAAAAAGTCAAAGAAGATTTATTGAAATCAAAGCTGAAGGTAAAGATGAAAAGAGTATTGCGGCTGATATCATAGGGGAGATTGAAAAGCGTGGCTAAAAACTTTTTTGATTTTAGAAAGAAGTTAACCGAAGGTATAGATTTTGGTTTGAGAGACCTTGTTTATTATAATGAGGACGCTCTTAATGAATCTAAAACTAAAGTAGAAAATTATCAACAAAAACATTTTAAAGATGGTTGGCAAAATATACAGATTACACCTCCACCAGAAAATGATAGTGACCAAACTAAAAAAGAATTAGTTGAGATCACTAATATACAACAATCTAGAACTACTGAAGATGAAAACTCTATCAAAGTATCTGATCTTATGGATACATTTCATTTTAGAGAATATCTAAATGAAAATAATCTAGACTATAACTCTACCGAGATAAGTGCAATCATAGAAGATTTATGGAAGATTACAAGAACACATAAAAATAATTACAATAGACCTAGACCATATCAAGTTGCAAAAGCATTGAATATGGATTTTGATACTATGTATGGTGAGAGCATGGCAACACCTGCTTATCCAAGTGGACATAGTACTGGTGCCAGATTAGTTGCAGAATACTTATCACAGATACACCCAGCACATAGAAAACATTTCATAGAGATATCAGAAAAAATAGGTGTAGGAAGAATACAGGCTGGATTTCATTATCGTTCAGATCACGAAGCAGGTAATGAACTTGCATTAAAAGTTTTACCTTTCGTACAAATAACAAAAGAAAATTTAAATGAGTCTATTATAGATTTGCCTAGAAAAGATTATTCAAAAACAATTTTTGATAACTACGATACTGAAGAGCCTAAACTTAAAAAATCAATTCATAAAATGATTGATGATCAGTTAAAAGAATTCAAAAAGATTGCACCTATAATTAAGTATAGATTGATAGGTAGTATTCTTACAAAGAGATATAGAAAAGACGCTGACTTAGATATTAATGTTCTATTTGATGTTCCTGAAAGTGAACGAGAAGAAATGATAGAAACATTAAGAGCTGAAGTTAGAAGAGTGAATGGTAAAAATGTACCAGGCACAGTACACCCAGTTAATTATTTTGTAATTGTAGATAGAGAAGTCTATAAGAAAGCAAATGTAATGGCTGATGATGTTTATGATATTGTACACGATAGATTCGAGAAGAGATCAAAACCTAAACCATTCGATATTGATGATTATATGGATGAGTTTAAGGCAAAAGTACAGAAAATTGATATTGCAAAAGGTGAATACAAAAGAGATTTAGTTGACTATAAAGAATTAATTGAGTTAGATGATGACGATATAGAAAACTTAAAAGGCAAACTAGAAGGCAAAGTCAAAGAGTTAGAAGATGATATCAATAATCTAATTGATATCAAAGATGATTCATTAGAGAAGAGAAGAGACGCCTTCACAGCAGATATGACACCAGATCAAATTAAAAAGTATGGTGTTAGAAACAGATTACCTAACAATGTAATATACAAAATGTTAGAAAAGTATTACTACTTTGAGTTTATAAACAAACTTAAAGATGTAATAGGAGATGATCGAAAGTTATCGGACAAAGAAGCTGAGAAACTTAGATCAGTTGGAGAGGCAGTAGATAGTGACTCTACAATCGTTTTTGCCTTCGGTAGGTTCAACCCTCCTACCATAGGGCACGCAAAACTTATGAACACCGTGAAACAAGTCGCTAGAGGACAAGGTGCAAATCACCAAGTCTTTGCTAGTGCCTCCTCCGATCCTAGAAAAAATCCATTAGATCAATCCACTAAAGTTAAGTTTATGAAAAAGATGTTTAAAGGTGCAAACATTAAATCGGCTGGTGGTAATCAAAGAACATTCATGGAGATATTAAAGACATACGATAAGATGTATGGTAAGGTTGTTATGATTGCAGGTAGTGATAGAATAAACGAGTTTCAAAAACTTGCAGACAAATACAATGGTAAAGATTATAACTTTAAATCAATAGAAGTTAAATCTGCTGGTGATAGAGATCCTGATGCCGATGGTGCTACAGGTATGAGTGCAAGTAAAATGAGAGACGCTGCTAAGAATGATGATTTAAAATCATTTACAATGGGCGTAAAAGGATTGTTGTCAGATAAAGATATCAAAGACCTTTATAATTCTACACGAAAAGGTATGGGCATTAGAGAAGGTATTGAAACATTTGCTGACTATTTAAATAATGATATACGAGAGGACTATATTAAAGATAAAATTTTTAACATAGGTGATATGGTCGAGAATATAGAGAACGGAACTTCTGGCATGGTAATCAGGCGTGGACCGAACTATGTGGTATACGAAACTGATGAGCAAGAAGTCAAGAAGGCTTGGCTATATGACTTAGTAGAATCAACTAAGGAGAAACTTAATGCTATCAATCAAACAAATCAATCAGCTAAACAAATTAGTGAATCATCAAATCTCACATCCGCATCCGTGGAAGAATTACAATCAACAACGGACCAAGATACAGACGAACTTGATAGACTACTTGCCGACCTGGATGAGGATACGAAAGCAGAAAGACCGAAGATATCGAAGAACGAAAATGAAACAGTTAATCAATTCATCGAGGAGTTGGAACTAGAATTTTCATTACCGAAAGGTCGTACTTACGACTGGATAAGAGCAAAGACCGTAGATAGAAAACAAGTTAACTATGGTATAAACACATTTAAAAAGAAAATGGCAGCCGCCAAAGACAAATTTAAGTTGGCGGCTGACATAGCACAGAAACTAGGTATTGGATTGAGAGAATTTCAATCAGCACTTCAGGCAATAAAACTACTACCTGAAGAGACAGAGTCATATGAAATAGGTACAATAGAGTATGCTAAACACGCCTTCGAATTGACACCTGGTCAGAACATTAAGAATTATAGAAAAACTACTAAACAAATAAGTAAAGAAGATGTGGAAAAGTGGGCAGATGAAGAAGGCACAATAGATAAATATAAAGAACGATACAAGAGATCATGGAAAACAGAACTTAAAAAGACTGTGGAGAGAATGTTAGATGAAATTTAGAGACTATTTAAAAGAGGCAAATGAGTGGGGTGTATTACCTCATGAACTCACAGAAGCCGAACATCAAGGTAAGAAGGTCAAACTAAATGACCCAATTCGTACATCTGGTGGGCCTAAAAAGTTTGCAGTCTATGTAAAAGACGGCGACAAGGTAAAAAAGGTAACATTTGGTGACCCAAATATGTCAATTAAAAGAGATAGTCCTGAAAGAAGAAAATCATTTAGGGCCAGACACCGTTGTGATAATCCTGGACCTAAAACAAAAGCACGATACTGGTCTTGTTACCAGTGGAGAGCGGGAGCAAAGGTAGATAGCTAATGAAATATAAAACTAGAATGTCAGACTTATTGTTAACAATAGAGTCTAAAAAAGCACTTAATAAAAAAGCAGACAAATCAGGAATGCCTAAGAGTATTTTATCTAAAGTATATGATAGAGGTATGGCTGCATGGAAAGGTGGACATAGACCTGGTACTACACCTCAACAATGGGCATTAGCAAGAGTAAACAGTTTCATCACAAAATCATCTGGTACTTGGGGTGGGGCAGACAAAGACCTTGCTAAACAAGTTAGAGGAAGAGCTGAAGAATTTGATTTAGAATTAGAAGATCACTTAGAAGAAAATCTAGAAGAGAAAATGGATGTTAAGTATGATAAGACTAAACAAGGATGGTTTGACAAACAAGGTAGAAGAAGATATTTAGGCAAGGCTGCTACAAATGATTTAATGAAAAAGAAACTTGATAAGGCAATCGCTACTGGTGACTGGACTACTTTTGAAGAAGTACAATTTGACTTAGAAGAAAATACATCAAAAGAACTACCACCTCACCTTAAAAAACTATTTGATAAAGACGGCAACTTTATAAATCCTAAATCACAAGCAGTATTCGATAAGATGGTGAAAGACGCTGGCGGATCGGATGCGTTCAGAAAAAAACATAAAATGACTAATGAGATGGATCATACTGAAGTTGAAGAATGTTGGAGTACACACAAACAAGTGGGTACAAAGATGAAAGGCGGCAAAAGAGTTCCTAATTGTGTACCTAAGAGTGAAGCAAGACAACTCAAAGATAAAGATACAGAAATGATGATCGTAAAACACAATAGAGTTATAGTAATAGATAAATCTGATTGGGAAAAATATAAATCAAAGGGGTATAAACTGGCCGAAGAACTGGAAGAAAATGTCGTCTCCAATGCCTCTGGAAAAAATAACTCAAAAAGTCGGATTGATGAAAAGACTGTACCTAAAGATAAAGATACAGACCAACCTAAAAAATATGTTTCAGGCCTATCTGATAAAGATAAAAAGGCACACGATAAACATTTAGAAAAAGGTAGCAAGAAGGCTGATGATGATAAGTCTGCTTACAAACAATCACCTGCTGATAAGAAGGCAAAAACTAAACCATCTGTACACACTAAGAAATTTAAACAGATGTATGGTGAAATGAAACAATTAGTAGAATTCTCAGCTGCTCAAATTAAAACATTAGAAAAAGAATATGCACCTCTAAAAGGTAGAACAATGTCAGGTGATCAACTTAGAAAAATGAATGGTATGTTGAAAAAATATGATAAGTCTATGCTACAAAAACTCGCTAATGCAAGTATACCTATGTTAACTACTGCTGCCAAATCAGAATTAGTAATCAATAGAGGTATGAAGTGGACAGACTTTAAAGAATCTATGAAAAACCCTTTCGAACCTAAAGACAAGGGTGATAAAGAAAAAAAACCTGCAGGCGAAGATAAAGACGCTAAGATTGATAAACTAGAAAAAGAGAATCAAATGTTGAAAGTCAAGGCTGAAGTAGAAAAGATGGTAGAACCTAATAAAGATACTGGTGAAGTACCTTTAAAAGTGGGTCTTGCACAAAAGATACTTAAAGATGTAAAAGCGGGTAAAAAGATCAAAATGAAAGAAAAAGAAGGCACTAAACTCAAAGGTATAGGTCTGGGTAAAACTAAAATTGAAGTAGACCCTAAGATAAACATATCACCTAGTGCTGGCGGCGACCCAAAACCGTCTGAATAACAATAAATTTTCACAAAACAAAATAATCTTATAAATAGTAGCGTTATATAACACACAACTTATTAATAAGAGGAGAGAATTATGAGCGCATGGAGTATGAATGATGGATCTGCATTGACAGGTACTATCACTACTAATACTAGCTCTGGCACCGAAATGAATGTTGCTGGTTCTAGTACTGCTTTTACTACTGAAGTTGCTGTGGGAGATGTTATCGTTACCGCTGGTGGTAATTCGTATAGAGTTAAATTGATTACGAGTAATACTGCTTTAAAGTTAACTGAAAATGTTTCAAGCGCTGAATCTGGAGTTGCTGCAAGTGTACGCAGACCTCCTCTTGATTTCACTATTGCTGCCCCACACATCGCTTCAGATTATTTAGGTGTTGACGCTACAGAGAAAACTTCTGGTAAAGATAATATAACAAGTATTTCGCTTAATCTTGCGGGAACTTGTCATAGAACTGCACCTTCAGTTTCAATCGCTGCGCCTGCTGTTAGAACTATTGCTACTGCAAATGTTTCTACTGCAGCCAACACAATTACAATTACTGGTCACGGAATGTTGACTGGTACAAAACTAACTTATCAAGACGGTTCTGGTACTGCTCTTGCTGGTTTGACTGACAACACAGCATACTTTGTTGTTGTGGTTGACGCAAATACAATTAAAGTTGCTTCAAGTTTATCAAACGCACAAGCAGGAACTACAATCGCTTTAACAGGTACTGGTAATAACGCACAAACTTTAGAAGGTGATACTGCAACTGCTACGGCAACTGTAAGTGCTGCTGGTAAAGTAACCGGTGTTTCTATTACTGCTGTTGGTTCAGATTATCAATCTGTACCTGCGGTTACTATCGCTGCACCTGCTACTGAAACTTTAGATTTAACAGACGCTAATGTTGCTATTCTTGCTGATGACGAAATTGTTGTCGCTTCAGCATTTTACAGTAAAATAGAAACTGGTGACGCTGTTACCTATTCTAAAGGATCTGGTGGTACTGCAATCGCTGGAGTTACCGAAGGAGAAGTATTCTTGATTAAATCTGGTACTGCAAATAAAATCTCACTTGCTACAAGTG